TCGCCCCAGTCGCCGCAGTGGTGGCGGCGCATGTAGGGGATCAGATCGATGCCGAGTGCCAGGGCACCGGGCGTGGCGACGGTGCGGCCCAGCTCGAAGCGTGGTTCCATGATTCGGTATGCCATGGTCGTTCAGTCGTTGGAGTTGCCCCATTCCGGATGGCGCTTGCCGGTGGCGATCAGGCCGGAAGCAAGCATGTCTTCGACGAGCGCCTTCGGTGGCCAGGCGCGGTGCGGTTTTCCGGTCTGCATCTTCGATGCCCGTGCGGTGGCGCGGCAGTAGGACGGCAGATCATCTTCCGGGTTGAAGCTGTCGGCCCGGAGTTGGGTCATCAGGTCGGTGGCATCGGCGGCGGAGAATGTCGCGCCGTCGATGGTGTGGTATTCGGTGTTCATGGTGGTCATTGTCATTGGTGGAAATCAGGCGGCCAGTTTTTTGGCGCGGGCGGTGTAGAATTTCGTCAGCCCCCTAGCGTCGATGGCTTGGAAGAACCACTTCATGCGGGGCATCCCGACTCCGTTGTCTTCCGGGCGGTTGCGGACGGCGGCGGCGGATTCGGCGGCATCGAACATGCGGGCCATCAGTCGCACCCAGTTGGTGATCTTCGCGGGATCGGTGGTTCCCGAGTGGTGACGGACTTCGAGTGTCTGATGGCGGAAGAAGGAATGAATGTTCAGCTTGCGGTAGCGGCAGGGGTAGAGCTGCTTCATCTGTTCCATGCTGCGGCAGGCGTCGATCTTGCGGAACATCTGTGAGCATTGGCCCCTGTGATTTCCGGCGTCGATGATGCTGTGGTCGAGGTTCGTGCGGCAGTAGGTGTTGTTGTTGCCCCTGCGTGACGGCGGTTGAAAGGTGTCGAGAACATCCTCGAACTTCAGCCACATCTTGAAGAGGTTCTTCACCGCTTTCAGCGACATCGTGCGGGCATCGAAATGGACGTGGAGTCCGCAGCGCTTGTCCACCTTGGCACCTGCGGCTTCGAGCGCGGCGGCGGCGATTCGGACTTCCTCCAGACCGGCTTCGCCTTCGAGAACTGGTGAGACGAGTTCCAGACCGCATGACCCGTCGCTCACGATCTTCCAGTGGGGCGTTGTCCGGTGGGTGTAGCCTTCGGATTCGACCTGGATGCCGGCTGCTCTCAGGCTCGTCAGGACTCGTTCGATGGTGATGGTGGAGAGAAATTCAATCTCGACTCCGAAGCGGCGGGACATGGTCGGCGTTGTCATGGTTAATATCTGCCATGGTGCCACCTCACGTCCATGGCTAAGTGGAGTTAGAGGAAAAAAGACATAATTTCTTCGCATCGTTTCACTCATGAAGCGTGCCAATTAAAACAGAATCGGAGTCTGCGGAATGACGCCTGATTGGCACGCATCGTGACGTTCATGCACCATGCCAATTCATCATCTAACTGGCATTCGAAACGGGACGAAAAAAGACGAAAAATGACATGGACAGTGGTGATGGGACTGGCAGATGAGGGACGATGAAAGAGAACACGCCATCCGCCGAATCCCGCATCAACATTCCCGCAGGCACCAGCCTCCAGAACGTCATTCTTCGCGACGGGAAATACGTTCCCGCAAGCCGCCGAATCTTCAGGGTTCGCGCTAACTGCACTCCTCGCCAAGTGGGTGAAACCACCCTCCTCGACCGATGGAACAACCGGGTAAAATTCCCGGTCATCATGATCCCTGGCTTCGGTGCCACCACCGCCTGCTTCATCCCCCTCGAAGGCGGTGAGGTTCAATACTGATCTCCCACAACCAACACCAACCCCATAACACCATGTACACCGCCAGTGAAATAGACGCCATGACCATCGAGGAAATCGAACAAGTCGCCGAACTGCTCACTGATGAAGCCCGCGAGGAATGGGCTGCCGCCGGATATTCCGGCGAGGCCTACTGCAATCTCGGAATGAACGACGCCGAGAGATCCATCAACTCCCACTGAACTAACCACCCCAATCAACTACACCATGGACATCGAATACATCAAGCAACACCGCCGCCTGACCCTCGAATACGGACGCGGCGAAACCTACTGCTCCAACAAGCCTACTCTATACGGTCACTCGACCTACGGCCGCAGCTCGGTTCTCGCCGGTCGCCCGCGCCGGGTCTTCCTCGAAAGCTGGGATGATCTGGACACCGCCCGCGCCGAACTCAAGGCCGCGAAGATCCGATACGCCGATCTCTGCGATACGGGCGGCTCCACCCACATTGCGGTGGATGTCATCACCGCAGGACTCCCCGACGAGGACATCTAACGACCAACCCCTGAGATCCCATGAAATCCGAATCCGACATCCTCGATAAAATCCGCAAGCTCCTGCGACTGGCCGACCGCTCACGCGGTTCCACTGAGAACGAAGCCAAGGTCGCACTGGCCAAGGCTCAGGAACTCATGACCCGCCACAACATCGACTCCGCGCTGCTCCGCATGGAACGCGGCGAGTCGGGCAGTTCGTTCACCGTGGACAAGGGCAAGGTCGATCTACCGAAGACCCTCAATCCTGCCGACCTGATGATCCTCTCGATCCTTCAGGCGCACTTCAACGTGAAGACGATCCTGATGCCCAACGGGCGCGGGACTCCGGTGGACATCATCGGTGCCGCCGCCGACATCGACTTCGCGATCTACGCCTTCAACTACCTGCGGCAGACATTCTTCCGCTGTTGGAACGAGTTCAAGAAGACCCACGCCAACCCGGACAAGGCATCCTACTACCGGGGCCTGCGCGACGGACTGAACGCCGAACTCAAGGCCGCGAAGGAGCGCGCCGAGCAATCCTACGCCGCCGACCAGCGCCAGGCATACGGACTGGTCGTCGTGGATCAGGAAGCGGCGATCACCCGCTACGTCGAGGAGGCATACGGAAAGCTCCGAACTCGGACACAACGCCGCCGCCACATCCATTCCGGCAGCTACTACGCCGGGGAAACCAAGGGCCGCACCATCCAGATCAACCGTCCCCTCACTAGAGATCAGTCATGAGCACGACATCCGAAGCCCTCGCGGCCGTCCGCGTCGCCCATGCCATCGCCGAATCCATCCGTGAACTCGGTGAAATCCCGAGCGGTCACCTCTACGCCCGCCTGATGGGCATGATGGATCTCCATCAATACGAACAGGTCATCGACCTGTTGATCGACGCCCGCCTCGTCGAGAGGGATCGCAGCCATCTCCTCCGCTGGATCGGGCCGAAAGCTAATCCGCAACCGAATTGAGCATCATGAAAACCCGCCAACAGAAAGACGAAAAAAGACATGGACGTGCCCGATCAGACAGGCAGATGAGGGACGCTATGACAACAGCATCCATGCATAATAACTATCTGAACAAAGCGATGCAGCGAAGCATTCGCGGTCTTGAGAGGAACGGATTCACCGCCCGGCGCATCCTGCCGGTCGATCCGATGGCCGGCATCCATGCCCGCGAGTTCCGCGCCGACTTCGCCAAGCAAACCCCCACCGGACTGCTGGCGTTCAGCGTCCGAATCGACACCGACGGCAACGTCACCAACCAAACACAAACCAACTGATACCATGAACAAACTGTATTGGATCGTCTGCGACGACAAAGAATCCAACGTATTCGAAGGCCGCTACCAGGGCCGCACCCGAGGAGAAGCATTGAAGTTCCTCAAGCAAACCATCGGGCGCAAGACCCTCAACGGACTGGTCTTCACCATCACCGAAATCCCGGTGCCGCTGATCCGCGAGATCGTCGCGGAAATCCTCGCCGGGGGCGACGGTAACCTTGCCGCGAATGTCGTCCCGCTCACCCGGCCCGAACCGGCGGCCAGCCCGGGACGCTACGATGCGTTCGCCGATGCGGCTGAGGCCGAACCAACGCCAGCGGAGGCCAAGCCACCCAAGGCGAAGGCGTCTAAGCCCGCGAAGAAGGTCGGCAATCCCGGGCACGGCGACAACCACTGGTCACAGGTCAAAGCCTACTGGCTTGAATGCCGCAGCGTGAAGCAGACCGCCGAGCACTTCGGGCTTTCGCCCAACTCGGTCAAAACCCGCAGTCGAAGGGAGGGTTGGGGGAAATGAGCGCGCCCGACTGGACACCGACCGTCGGCGGCGGCGCGAGCGTCTGCCACTACAGCGACCGCACCGCTTGCACCGTGATCCACATCAGCACGAGCGGCAAAACCATCTGGATGCAGGAGGATGCCGCCGTTCTCGACGGATGGAAACCCGAGTTCGTCGCCGGTGGGTTTGGCGGGCATTGCACCAACAACGCCACGCAGACCTATCAATACTCGACCAATCCCGAGGGGGCGACACACCGCGCCAGCCGCCGCAAGGATGGATGGTTCCGCACCACCAACGGCGAGCCGGTCATTCCCGGCCGCCGCCAATTCCACGACTACAACTTCTGATGAAGGTCGAAGTCGCCAAATACCGAAAGCCCGACGGCTACCTCACGCGCTACTGGTCGGTGAGCGTCGATGGCGAACTGCTCGCCGTCACCCTCTACCGCAAGGGCGCTGAGGCGGTCGCCCGGGCCATCACCAACCCCAACCAAGATCCCCATGTCACAACTCTTCAAGATTCTGCCAAGCCCTACACTGCGCCCTGCAAGCTCTCCGCTGGCGTGGCGTCCTACCGGACCCGATGACCTCTGCGGTCCAGCCGCCACTGTGGCTGCTCGCCTGATCGTCAAGGCCCGCAAGCTCCACGATGATCCCGCCGTCCCGGTGAAGATCCTGCTCTATGGCCCGCCCGGTGTGGGGAAAACCAGCATCGCCGACATGGTGGCCGATGCGCTGTCCGGCACGCGCTTCGCCATCGAGGAATTCAACGGCAAACTCGTCACCGTCGAAACCGTGAAGCAGTGGATGGGCACGCTGGGAGTCTGCTCGCTGTTCGGTGTCTATTCGGTGAAGATCATCAACGAAATGGACCGCTGCACGCGGGATGCACAGGACCTGCTCCTGAGTTATCTCGACCGCCTGCCACCGGGTCGCGCCGTGATCGGCACCAGCAACCTGCAACTCGACCTGCTCACCGAGCGTTTCCAGACACGCTTCCAGTCGATCAAGCTCGCGGCCCCATCCACCGAGGACATCGCCGACCTGCTTCGCCGCCACTGGCCGGTCGATCAGGGCACGGCACTCCGCATCGCGGTGGGCAGCGGCGGATGCGTCCGGGCCGCGCTCGCCGATCTGGAATCCTGGCTGGACGCGGAGGGACTGTCATGAAGGCGCGAATCCAACAGATCAGCTTCGACCGCAGCGGTCGCCTCGCCCGCGCCATCTTCCGATACCGAACACCCGACATGCGCCGGGAAACACCGGTCACCGTCGAATGGCGCGACGTGGCCGGCAGCCGTGAATGGTTTGCCCTCGGATGGTGCCCGTCGGATGCGTGGAAGGCGATCCTCCCGCTGCTCGCGCAAGTCACCCATGCCGTTGACACCATCCAAACCGGCGATGACGGATGATTCTCCCAAAGCCCGCACCCTCGCCAACGGCATCGAAGTCTGGTGTTCCTTCGACAAGCTCGTGCCGGTCGGTGAACTGAAACCCAACCCGCGCAACCCGAACACCCACCCGCAGCGGCAGATTGAGCTGCTCGCCAAAAACATCCGCTACTTCGGATGGCGGCAGACAATCACCGTTTCCAATCTCACCGGCCTGATCGTTTCGGGCCACGGCCGGCTGATGGCCGCCAAGCACCTCGGCGTGGAAGTCGTGCCGGTGGACTACCAGGACTTCGCCAGCGAAAATGATGAACTTGCCGTGCTGGTCGCTGATAACCGACTGGCCGAACTCTCCACGGTCGATCTCAACGAACTCGAAAAGATCGCCAGCGAGTGGAAGGCAGCCGACTTCGACACGATCCTCGCGGGCTTCGAGCCTGCCGACCTCGAAGGTCTGCTCAATCCGGGTGGCGATGACGATGATGAGGATGACGACGACCGCCACGACAAGGAACTCGACAAGAGCGACGTCACGGTCGCGGTCGGCCTCTACCGGTTCCGCATCACTCAGGACGAGTTCATCGCGTGGTGCGACCGCGTGAAACAGGACGCCGGTTTCGACAAGGAAAGCGTGCTCAACGAAATCCGCAGCCGACTCGGACTATGAACATCAACCTCGAACCCATCGACGCGGTGCGACCGAGCACCTACAACCCCCGGTCGGCCGTGCCCGAGCGGCTTGACCTGATCGAACTGTCGCTTCGCAAGCTCGGCTTCATCGCCCCGATCTTCGCCGACTCCGATGGCGAGATTCTTTCAGGCCACCAGCGCCACCTGGTCGCCTCGCGCATGGGTGCCACGCATGTCCCGGTGTTCCGCACCAAGGCACTCGACCTCGACCAGCGCAAGGCGCTCAACATCGTGTTCAACCGGGCGACCAACGATTTCGATTTCAACAGCACTCCCGGCAAGGTGACCAGCGAACTGCAATCCCTGGACATCGAGGCACTCGCCGCACGCATCCCCGACAAGCAGGTCGGTGGCGACGGTTTCCTGCGCTGCCTCAAGCCTGCGGAGGTCGCGGTCAAGGATCTCTGCCGGGTGAACTCAGGTCGCTGGATCCAATATGCACGCAACCTCGCCCGCACGCTGCATCGCCATGGCATCCTCATGCCCATCGTCTGCCGAGAGGATCTCACGGTCATCAACGGCATCGGCAGGCTGGAAATGCTCGCCGAGAAGGGAGCCGCATTCGCCCCGGTCGTGTTCGTCACCGAGGAGGAAGCGGAATTCGCTCGGGCCATGATGAATCTGCTCTCGATGGATTTCGACATCCACACGCGCTATGCCGACATGCTGCGCTTCAACTCGTTTCGCCGCGCCCGCCGCGTTAGGCGCGAGCTTGGCAACGGCTTCATCTTTGCCACGCACGGCGCGAAACCGTGCAAGGATTTCGACATCGGCAAGTCGGCGGATCGCGCCCGCTGGACTAAGGAGCATGGCTCGACCATCCTCGACTTTGGTGCCGGCCACCTGACGGAAACCTTCCTGCTTCGCCAGGCCGGGATCGACTGCACACCGTTTGAGCCGTATCGCCTCGGACCAGGGGGCATCAACAAGGCGGAGAGCGTGGAACTGACCCGCGACTTCCTCGCCCAGGTGGCGGCGGGTAAGGAATGGACCAGCATCTTCATTGCTAGCGTGCTGAACTCCGTGCCGTTCCGCGAGGACCGCGAACACATCGCCTGCCTTTGCGCCGCCCTGTGCAAGCCGTTCACCAAGGTCTATGCCTGTGCCTCATCCGCGGGCGAGTCCGGCTGGCGGCAGGTCAACGGCAAGGCGTTCATGAATGAATCCAACGCGGGCAACATCGCATTCCGCCTCGACTACGAACCGGGCATCCGCATCGGTGACTTTCAGGACAAACCCAAGGTCCAGAAGTATCACACCGTCGCCGAGTTCAAGGATCTCTTCGGCACGTTCTTCCGCTCGGTGAAGGTGGAAGAGTTTTCCAACAACATCAACGCGGCCTGCGCGTCTGCACGTCCCGTCGATCCGGCCCGCCTGCGTGCGGCCATCGAGTTCGAATTCAACCTGCCCTATCCGGACGGCACCCGCATGGAACTCGCGCAATGCGCCATGGACTCTTTCTCTCAACGTCTTCAGATTACCCTATGATCATCCTGCTAGACCTCAACTACACGCTGGTGGCGAACTCGCCCAAGCACGGCACCACGCCCGAGCGCATGGAGAAGCGACTGGCCAACGAGCAATACCGGCAATGGCTGGTGGAACTCGTGCGTCCTCACACGGTCGTGCTCATCACCGCCCGCCCGGAAACCTGGACGATCAAAACGCTCGACCGCATCGAGGAGCAAACCGGCTGGCGTCCGCAGGATGCGTGCTTCGCGCCCAAGGGTTGGTGGAATCCCCCGGCGATCAAAGAGCATCTGCTGAAAAAGGACGTGTTCCCGATTCACGGCGAGGACGCCCGCTACATCGCCATTGAGAGCAATCCCCGAACCCGAGAGATGTATGCCCGGTTCTCGATTCCGTGCTTCTGGGTGACGGAAGAAGGAACCTGCCTGACCGAGGGCACGCGGATCGTGAAGCGGCTGCCTCGTTGACATCCACCACGCGGGCATGAGTGAAGCCCAACGTGACGAGGTGATTCCACGCGGAGCCTGGCAGTTCGATCAGGAAGTGACCGCAGCTTTCGACGACATGCTCCAGCGGAGCATTCCCCAATACAACGCGATGCGCATGGTGACTTTCGAGGTCGGCCGTCGCTTCGTGCAACCCGGCACCACCATCATCGACATGGGGTGCTCCCGCGGCCAGGCGCTGCTGCCGTTCGTTTCCAAGTTCGGAGCGGACAACGATTATATCGGCCTGGAAATCAGCGATCCGATGATCGACGCGGCGCGGCAGAACTTCTCGTATCACCCTCACGGCAATCGCGTCACCGTCCAGTCCGCCGACCTGCGCCACGAGTTCCCTAGTGTGACATCCAGTCTCGTGCTCTCGGTGCTCACCCTGCAATTCACCCCCATCGAATACCGCCAGCAGATCGTGCGGCGAGTCTTCGAGTCGCTGGCCCCTGGCGGCGCGTTCATCCTCGTGGAAAAGGTGCTCGGTGCCACCGCCAAGCTAGATGAGGCGTTCGTGAACCTGTTCCTCAACATCAAGCGAGAGAACGGATACAGCGACGAGCAGATCGACCGCAAACGCATGTCACTGGAAGGTGTTCTGGTCCCGGTCACCGCCCGCTGGAACGAAGAACTGCTGCATCAGGAAGGCTTCACGTCCGTCGATTGCTTCTGGCGGCACCTGAACTTCGCCGGATGGGTGGCGGTGAAACCATGAGCAAGCCACGCACCCATGATGACGGGCGGCCGTCGCTCGATCCAGAAGTCGCCGGGAAGATCCTCGATGCCGATTTCCAGAACATCGTCAAGAAGGTCGCGGCGGGCAAACCACTCACGGTGGCCGAACGTGCCCGCATCGAATCCCGAGCGGCGGGCAGCTCGGAAACCCTCGCCTATGCCAATACTCTCGTGGAACTGGCCGCAGCGCTTGGGGTGTCCCGCCGCACGCTCACGAACTGGCAGAAGATGGAGGGTGCGCCCAAGGCGCTTTCCAACGGACTCTGGCCGGTGGCGGACTGGCGTGAATTCGTTCGCATCCGCGGCTTGAGTGCGGGACGCGTGCCCGTCGGCAATGAGGAGGCGCTCAAGGCGCGCAAGTTGTTGGCCGAGGTGGAGGAACGGGAGCTTCGCATCGCGGTGAAGAAGGGCGAATACGTCGCGCTCACCAAAGTCCGCGAGGAATGGATCGGTCTGGTCGCCCAGGCGACGTCCATCCTTCGCGCCAAATTCGAGAACGAGTTGCCGCCCGTGCTCTCCGGTCTCGATGCCACCGGCATCCAGCGGGAATGCCGTCGTGCGATTGATGAAGTCCTGCGCTGCCTCCACGAATCATGAACGCGCTCAAGGAAATCTGGCGCGAGGCATGGCAACCGCCTGACCGCCGCCCCGCCTGGCAATGGTGTGAGGATCACATCGAGGGTATCCCGTATTCGCCCAACCCGGGACGCTTCCGTTCGGAAAACTCGCCCTGGATCCGCGAGGTCATGGAGGCGTTGGTCGATCCGCGCATCCGTCTGGTCTCGATCATCGCGTCGGTGCAGTCATCGAAGACTACCGCGCCGGAACTCACCCTCTGCTACATCATTTCCAACCTGCCCGGGCCCGCCCTGTGGCTCGACCAGACCGACGAGGATGCCCGCGATTATTCCGAGTCGCGCCTGCAGAAGCTATTCGATCAATGCCAGCCGGTGGCTCGACTCATGCCCACTGGCGTTCACCGCCACAAGCGCAAGAACAACGCGATCCAGTTCAACAACGGCATGACGCTCTGGATTCTCGGGGCGCACAACAAGACCAACCTCCAACGCCGGTCGATCCGCTGGTTGATCGGTGACGAAACATGGCGCTGGCCGCTCGGGCACATGGCGGAAGCAGAGGCCCGCGTGACCGCATTCGGCTGGCTCGGCAAGTGCATCTTCATGAGCCAGGGCGGCGAGGAGGATGACGACACCCACCGCAAGTTCGAGACGACCGACCAGCGGGAATGGACCTTCGCGTGCCCGGAATGCGGCCACCGCCAACCGTTCAAGTGGGAATGCGTCGAATGGAGCAAGTCGGCCCGCGACGAAACCGGCGAATGGGATTTCGACGAGGTCCGCCGCACGACCGCGCTGCGTTGCGAGTCATGCAATCACTACTTCAACGACAGCGACCGCACCCGGCGCGAATTGAATGCCACCGGCCAGTTCATCAAAAAGAACCCCAAGGCATCGGCGGAGAACGTCGGATTCCACTGGAACGCCCTGTGCGCGATGAGCTGGGGCCAACTCGCCGAACTCTACCTGCGGGCGAAGGCGGCGGCACGGAAGGGGGATGTATCGTTGCTCCAACAGTTCTATCAGAAGCGTCTTGGCCTGCCGTGGCGCGAATACGTCGAGGATTACAAGCTGGAGATCGTCAAATCCGGCTACAAGCGCGGCGAGACGTGGGAGGAAGAGGGCGCGATTGATCCGAAGACCGGGAAAATCCTGGCCGCTCCGCTGCCCGAGCGCACCGGCCTGATCCCACTGCGTTTCATCACGGTGGACTGTCAGATGGATCACTTGTTCGTCGTTGTCCGCTCATGGTCGGCGGAGGGATCAAGTCGCCTCATGTGGAACGAGCGCATCCTGACGTTCACCGACATCGACGTGATCCAGGAGCGCTTCGGCGTGCATTCGAGCCTCGTCTTTCTCGACGCCGGCTATGCGACCTATGACGTGTATCGTGAATGCGCCAAGCGGGGATGGGTGGCGCTCATCGGCGACCGCCGCCCGGTCTATCCGCACAAGGGACGCGACGGCAAAACCGTCCAGCGGTTCTACTCGCCCCGGCGCAAGGTGGTGCTGTCGCATCGCCAGCACTGCCACGTCCATTACTGGAGCAACCTCAACATCAAGGACACGCTCGCCCGCCTGCGTCGCAATCAGGATCCGAGCCAAGGCCCAACGTGGGAAGTTCCCGACGACATCGACGATGACTATCTCGCCCAGATGGAAAGCGAGCAGCGCGTGAAGGAAAAGGGCCAATGGATGTGGAAGCAGATCGGTTCGCGACCAAACCACTACCTGGACTGCGAGGCAGAACAGGCCGCCGCCGCGACCATGCTCAAGATCGTTGGCCGCGAGTCCATCGCCGCCGCACCGGTTGACACTCCGGACGGGGAGCAATGAAAACCGTTACCATCCTGCGATTCCTCACCTTCCTCGGCTCCGGTCTCACCACGATTGCCGCGATTGACCTCTCGGGCTTCGCCAATCTGCTCGATGCGGACAAGGCGCAATACCTGCTCATCGCTGGTCCCGCCGCGTTGGCGCTCAAGGAACTGGTTGTCGTGCTCGGCGACCTCTTTGACGACGGTAAGCCGAACAAATCGTTCAAGATCGGCCTGTTCTGCTTCGCCATGGCGGTGCTCACCCTGCCGATCCTTTCGTCCTGCACCACGCCCGCCATTTCCGGGGAGTTCATCAGCAAGGATGGCCGGTTCCGGATTCATCCCGATGGCCGCGTCGAGATTGTGGTCGAACCCCGCACCGCCAAGTAAGCCATGGCCACCGAAACATTCAGCGAGTGGTTCGCCGCTCAGAAGTTTCGCCACTTCGGCGCGGGCGAGTTCACCAGCTACTTCGCTCGCGAGCGCAACGGTGTGAAAAACAGCCCGCCTCCCAAGCGGCTTTGGAAGAACATCGTGCCGACACTTCGCATCGTTGACGAACTCCGTGATTCATTCGGCAAACCCTGCCGCATACTGAGTTCGTATCGTGCCCCGGCATACAACAAGACGGTCGGCGGTGCGCCGCTCAGCCAGCATCTCGAATTCAAGGCTCTCGACATCACCATCGACGGCATCAGCCCGCAGCGCGTCTATGACCGGCTCATCGAATGGCGCAAGGCGGGCAAGTTCACGGGAGGTGTCGGAATCTACCCGTCGTCTGGTTTCGTTCATATCGACAACCGCTCCCGCAATGCGACCTGGCGGGGCCGTTAAGTTGAAGGAAGATAGGCAACTCCATTCTGGGTTATTCTGCAAAGTTCCATTCGCACGGGAGATCCTCTCCGCAGATGTCGCACTCGAAAATGTCGTTCTTGATCACGTTGATAGCTTGGCAGGATGGGCAACGTCTGAAGTCGAACGAGTGTGACAGTGCTTCAGGTCGGACAAGACGCAGTCTATCAAGGACGCGGGCAATGACATCCCAGCAGGACGGTTCAGGACAGAATCCGGTGGACTGATTGGAAACTTCAATCACTTCTACATCTCCACAGTGAAGGTCGAAAACCATCTCCCCGGCTGCGAGGACAGGGCCACCATCAGCACAGGCAACGTGTTCAGAGCAACGGTCCGCAATCCAGAGTTGCTCATCAACATCTATGATGAATGTGACGTAAATGCCTCCCTTTATCCGCCCAGAAGGCAATTTTGATTTCAACCAACCGCCAATATCAAAAGCACTCGTGGGATTGAGACAGTCAGGCTGACGACGAAGGCCGCTTAGGGACTCTGGTCCGACAAAATCGTAATGGCGCTGCATTTGCATGGAATCATTCAGCCTTGGAAAGGCTACAGCGCTGCGTCGCCGATCACAAGCCTCCGTTGACACCCGCTGCCGTGCATGGCACGCGGACTCTTCATCACCGGCTTCACGATTTCCGAGGTGCTCGCCATCCAGCAGCGCGCCAAGGAATTCCTGCTCGAAGGCAAGACCCTCATGACCTGGAACGAGGCGGGGAGTTCGGCATCGAAGCAGTTGACCATGCCAGTCGATGAAGTCCTTGAAGAGTGTGGTCATGCACTCCGCGTGCTCGACCCCGCCACCTACGGCAAGCCCCGCACCGTCGCCGTGTCCCAAGTTTCCGGATACCTGCCGAAATGAACCGCCTCAAGCACATCGCGCATCTCCTTTTACCGCCCATCCTTGTGCCGAAGGCATGGGGATCGCCCTACGAGTCGGCCAACTGGTCGCCGCGTCGCGGCAGCGTGCCGGGAGCATCGCCCACCGATGCCCGCAACGAACTCACGCCCGGCGTCCGCACCGAGCTGGTTCGCAAGTCGCGATACATGCACAAGAACTCGGGCTTCGTGCGGGAGCTTGTCGCCAACATGGCGATCTACTCGACTGGCGACGGCATCCGCGTCCAGGCGCAATCACCCAACCCGGAGTGGAACCGGACCGCTGAAGCCTATTTCGCCATGTGGTCGCCCCGTTGCGAAGTGACGCGGCGGTTTTCGTTCGAGGAATGCCAGGCACTCGTTTGCCGCGGCATGGACATCGACGGCGAGTATTTCATCCACAAGACCCGTGATGCCCAAGGCGAACCACGCATCCAGTTGATCGAATCCCACCGCGTAGGCGACCAGTTCGGTTCACAGGAAACCATTGATGGAATCGGCCTCGATGCGTGGGGCGCACCGGTTTTTTATCGAACGCTGGAAGACAACGGCAAACCCCGTGACCTGCCAGCCCCATCGGTCCTTCACATCCATGAGCCGGAATGGGCTGGTGGTGTCCGTTCTCACCCGACGATCCAGCACTCGATCAATCATGTGCTCGATGAAATGGAACTTCTCGCCCTGGAGAAACATGCCGTGAAGGACAACGCCGACGTGTCCCGGATTCTGAAAACGGCACGCGGCGAGATCGACGACCACGGCGACTTCGTGGTCGGTGGCGCGGGTGGCGGTGAGGCCAGTGATCCCGTCACACTACAGCGCATCATCGGCGGCAAACTGGTGGCACTCAAACCCGACGAGTCTCTCGACAGCTTCCAATCCAACCGCCCATCGCCCACCTTCACCGGCTTTCTCGAACACCTGCGACGGGACTCCGCGTTGGGAATGATCCCGTTCGAGTTTGCGGCGGATTCCAGCAAGGTCGGTGGCGCGGGTGTGCGGTTGATCGTCGCCAAAGCCGACCGCCGCTTCTCGTTCCGCCAGATGATTCTGGAACGTCGCCTGATTCGTCCGGTGTGGGCCTATGTCATCGGCGATGCAATCGCACGGGGACTGCTGTCACCAATCGAAGGCTGGTGGAAAATCTGCACCGTGCCGCCGAAACGCGTCACGGTCGATGCGGGCCGTGAAGCACAACAAAACCGCGCCGATGTGGAGATGGGTCTGAAAACTCTTTCGGATCACTTCAACGAACAAGGCGCGGATTTCGGCGAGGAAATCGAACGTCGCGCCAGCGATGCGAAGCTCATCCTCGACACCGCCGCCAAACATGGCGTGCCGGTGGACATGCTCTGGAAACCGAATGGCATGCCTGTGACTCTCCCGGAGCAGGAAGAGCCGCCACCTGGCCGTTGACACCGGATTCCGGGCGTGAATCCGGTAATTCAACATCGCGAGTGGCTGATCCAACCTGAAGCGCTGCAATCCATGGCTGCCTCGTTGCGGGGACTGGTGGATCGCGGGGGATTCCTGCCGAAGCAGACAGCCGAAAGCCCGCTGCTTTCCATCGAAGACGGCATCGGCGTGGTCGCCATTGAAGGGCCAATCTTGCGCAAGCCCGACCTCTTCGCGCGCATCTTTTTCGGTGCCACCAGTTCCGAGGACATTGGCGAGGCGCTGCGTGAGGCGCGCGAACGCGAGGACATCAAGGCGGTGTTTCTCAACATCGATTCGCCCGGCGGCACGGTGGCCGGCACGCCTGAACTTGCGGCGGCGGTGAAGACCCTCAACGAGAACAAGCCCGTTTATGCCTTCTCTTCCGGACTGATGTGCTCGGCGGCCTACTGGATCGCCAGCCAGGCTCGCGCCATCTACGCCACGCCATCCGCTCAGGTTGGATCCATCGGCGTGGTGCAAGCGGTGATCGACAACACCGCCGCCCTCGATAAAGCGGGGCTCAAGGTTGAGGTCTTCTCCGTCGGCAAATACAAGGCGATGGGCGCACCCGGCACTCCGCTGACCGACGACCAGCGCGAGTTGATTCAATCGAACCTCGCCGAGATCGCCGCCGAGTTCCATGACGCGGTGCTTTCCCGCGGCCGTTCGATTCCTGCCGAAGCCATGGAAGGTCAGACCTTCAGCGGCAAGCAAGCCCAACGCCACAACCTCGCGGGCATGGTGCCCGACCGCGCCGACGCGATGCGCCGCCTGCGCGTGTATCACGCCGCGTCGGTTGACACGGGATCACGGTCGATGAAAAGCATCGAAGACGAACTCGCCGAAGCCCGCACCGAGGTTGTGAACCTCCAGCGGGACCACCAAGCCCAGACCGACCTTCTCAACGAGGCATCGACCAATGTCGATTCGCTGCGTGGCGAAGTGGAGTTGCTTGCCGCCGAAATCGACACGCTCAAAGCCGAACGTGACGAGGCGAAAACCCAAGCCGCCAATCTCATCACCGAGCGTGACGCCGCGAAGGCGCAAATCACCTCGATGCAGACCCGCATCACCGA